GAGTACCGACTTTAGTTACACCAGTCGTAAATTCTGTACCAGGAGTGGGATTAGCACCAGTACCTTCAAGGACATCAGAGAATCTAAATGGAAGACCTGTGTTAGAGGCATCGGCAAGAAGGAAACGATAGGTTCTATCAACATCCAGAGAGAACGCTGCAGGATCTTGAACGATTTCTTCACCAATAACTGATCCCCAAATGAATCTATCGGTAAAGATTATGTCACCTGCACCAGAAATCTGGAGGTCAACGCTAGCAGTTGCACCAGCGACAGACTCACCACTAGCAAACCAATATGCAAATGACTGAGTAGCAAGAGTCAACGGTGTAACAGTTGAAGCATCAGCGTGTTGAGCATCAACAGTACCAAACTCACCACGAGTAACAGTCAGATCATTACCATTAACTACCGAAACCAACATAACTTCATTGTTGACTACGATATATTGACCAGAAATTACAACCGTACCATCTGTAACGGTAAGTGTTGTATCACCAGCAGCAAAGGGTGCACCTTCGTTAATTGTAGTGGTAGCAAGGGAAGGTGTATATACACCAACATATTGACCAGGAACTTGTGCCGCTGCGCTAGTTCCAAGAGAACCACGGGTTACAGTGACTGTTGCTCCACCAGTATTTGTGGGGGCATTATAGAATGCAACACTAGAAACAGTTGCGATCTCAGCATTTGCACCATTAGGGTCAAATACGACATAATCGTTCGCAGAGATAAGTTCACCGCTACTAAACGGAATTGCGGTTACACCAGCACCCATATCTGGCATTGAGATCTCAATGGAAGTATTACTAATACCACGGAATTCGCCAGAGAGCGCCGATAGCGTTGAAGTAATAGTTTCACCACCAACAAATGTGCCAGACAAAGTATTGTTATCAATACCAAGTCCACCAGTTCTTGCAACAACTACGTTGTATGTTGTAGTACCTGTGACACGATAAATGTCACCAATCTTTGCTTCAAAGTTACCCTGATCAGATGTCAATTGAAGACCAGGAGTTGCTGTTGAAGCAGTCAGACCAGGGTTAATTTCGATCAGATACTTACTGACGATGTTACCCCTTTCAAAGTCATAGGTGTTAGCATCAAGAGTCAACTCTTGAGTATAGTCCTTATGACCAATTCTGTAAGTACCAGCAGCACCACGATTTGCTACTTGCACCACAGTTGATGCAGTAGTGTCTACTGGAGTAGAGTATAAGACTGTATTTGTAGTTGCTGCTGGTGATGCAGCTGCGAGTCTACCTGCTGTCATTTGTTAATTACCATCCTGCTGCGAAGTGTTGTTGGAGTCTGAGTCTACCACCCAGATCAGGTGCCGAAATCGGACCACCGAACGACACACCCAGTGTGCCTACGTTTTCTGTTGAGAGCAGAGTTGCATCTGCATCGGGGAAACTAATTGTTCTAGTACCAGAAAGGTTACCGAGATCAAGAACAACTTGCTTTTGATCATCAACTTCATCAATTAGTTTAAGTGCAACAATAGACTTGTTGTAAAGAACTTGTGTAGCTCTTGTTGTTACAAGTGTATTTGTTGCAAGTATACTTGTATTTAGGTTCTGCGAAGGGAACGCAAATTTCAAAGTTGATGCGCCAGGGACCAGCGACATATCAATGAAAACTCTTGCGGTTGTATCGTCACCATAAACAAAGTATGGATCCGCATAGTTTTTGTTGGTGAATGTCTGAGTAGAGTCAACACCAGCAACCGTCAGAGACTGGTCAGGGAAACTAACAACACGATCAGTTGTTAGTGGTGATGCATCAAGAGTTACTCTAGGAGTAGGATTGTTAGGATCACCAGAAGCAATATCGGAAACTGTAGGATTGATCAGGTTCTTGTTGCTTACATCCTGCTCTGTAATAGTATCAATCAGAGTTGATTGTGATGCTGTAGTTCCATAGTCAGGAAGACGATAGATGTGAACTACAGGTGATTCCCAAGCGTCAGTTTCAAATCTGGCAACCTTACCGCTGTCAGAAGAACCAATGATTTGCAAGTTATTATCTTGAATGATAATAGTCTTGTTCGTGATTGTCTGAGCAGTATCGTTACCAATCAGTGTTGTAGAAGTAAACGTTCCTGTACTAGGAAGTGCGAATGTACGAATACCAGCACCTGTAGATACACCAGAGACTTCAAACTTTGCTCGTTTGTCTGGGTTCTGGTCATCTGCAATGAAAAAGTTCGTATCAATCAGTTCTGTGGGACCATTTACAAGGAACTTACCAGAACCTTGAGGTCTCAAATCAATGTTAACGTTTGATGATACAGTATCACCAGCAATCAATCTAATCGTAGCCGATCCGTCAGCATTGTTTTGCTTTCTATAGTACATCGATGATGTACCAAAGGCAAGACCAATTTCATTATAAGCATTCTGGTAAAGACCAGTATCTCTGTCTAGGTCAAAAGCCAGACCAGGAGCGGATTGTGACCCAGAAGCAACACCCTTAAACAGTTGGTTGATTCTTGCTTTTCTGTTAGGAATCAGTGGGTCAGAAATGACTACAGGAAGAATTGCTTCCCCTGTTAACACTTCATCCGCCAGAGTATCTAATTGTGAAATTCTTTTTGTTCCCACGTAACTCAGGCGCGTTATTCTACAACTTTATTTATACAGTTGTGTTAGTAGGGGATGGATAATCATCATCTGGATACAGTTCGTTATACCTTAGGAATCGACGTTTGTTTGGTTCGACTCCTAAGGCAGCACAGGCATCCAAATAATCTTCCCACATTCTATCGAGATACTTTGGAATATCATCAGATGTCAAGGTTTACCTCTCTATTTCCTTTCAAAAGTGACATTGTACTCACAGACTTATCACGATACTTACTAAAATAATCGACTGACTCTTGCACTGCCTTTACAATATCATCATAAAGTGCTTTACCACTGATTTCCTCATCACTGATGTAATCAAAAATCACATCATTCAGACGCTCATAACGTGCTTCATTGTATTCAGGAATTGCCATAAGTACCCTCCTTGAGAAGTTGAATGTGCCTTTCTAAACCAGATTTGATCCTTTCATCTGTATTAGAATGGATAAAGGATTGGATATAATCAATTTTATATTGTCGATACACCTTACCTGCCGTATCCAAATCAGTATAACGACCCAAATAAGTATTTGTTCCGTTTACTTTACAAAAAACATTATACTTCCCCTTGCGAAAATTAACTCCAATCACACCAGTATTAGACCTATCTGCTTTACGTTGATTCAACAATGAGTTCAAACTTTTATCAACGAAAACACAAGTTTCTGGAGAGTAAACTTTATTACCAGGAAAGATGATATCCTTATCAAGTTCTTTACCAGAAACATCACCCTGAGTATAAAACCAATCTCGGAAATTGGAATAGGTCAACCATTCATCACACACTACACATCCTTCATAAGTAGGATTTCGTTCCACCCATTCTGGAGAATAGCAACGACGTAGCATCATTTTCCAACGGTAATATGCTGGATCCACTTGACCTGGCGAGGTTCTAGTCCCACCAGTAATGTCCATTACTCCGATTCCGTATACGAGTTTGGTTTTCATTTCATTTAGTGTGTTAGTTGTTTTCGTGTTTTTGTGTCATATCATCGAGTTTATCCAGAATATCATCAAACGAGATGAGATTCTCCAACTCAAAGATCATTTTGGATATTGTGGTACATACCACAGGGCGCTCTTGGCGAGCAGCAAATGCCAGAGCATTACGAAGTGATTGACCTGCCTCATTGAGAGAAGATACAACAGACTCAGAAAGTGCCATAATGTTTGATTTCAAGGAATAGTTTAGATTGGTTAGGGGGATCCGTCAAGACCCCCCACGACTTCCTTCACACGGACATACTAATTATAGCACATCATTCTGGGGGTGCAATCTGCATCAGATACTCAACGGTGTTAGCGACATCTTCCATTGCATCACGGAGAAAAGGTCGCTGACCAGATTCCATCCTGACTATTGGACGACTATTATCCGTGAGTGTCCACCTCCATTGCTTCATTTCAGTGCAATACCATAGGTTGATTTTCATATCAATTAAGAATTCGTAGAACGCATTTTAGCATAAGAAAAAACTTTGCTTGGAATGTTTACCCCGAGTGCTTTTTCAAAACCTTGGAATCCAGGAGCAGAGTTCGCTTCACAGATTTTATACCCATCTGGGTGAAAAAGCAAATCGACACCAGCAATGTCAAGATCCAAAGTGTTTGCTACTCGGATGGAAAGCATTTCCAATTCTTCATCTAGTGGGTATTCAGTGCCTTCTCCACCACGGGAGATGTTTGCCTTGAATGATCCATCGGTACTCTGGCGAAGCATAGCACCAACGACCCGCCCACCAATAACGATAACGCGAAGATCACGTCCCTCCGAATGCTGTACATACTCTTGCACGATCATACTGTTCTTGTAGTCTAGCGAAGAAATCAATTCTGACAAGTCCTCAAATTTCTTGGCATCCTCACACAAGTAGACCCCAGCACCATAAGATCCAGTCACAACTTTAATAACGCAGGGGAATCCAACGTTTTTTGCGACTAAATCCGACTTGCAAGGAAAACGAGTGAGCATTGTCTTGGGGATAGGAAGACCTGCCTGTGCCAAAATCTGATTTGCATACATCTTGTCTTTAGATGCAATTATCGAATCAGAATTTGGAAGAGTAGGAACATTCAATCGTTCAAATTGTCTGAGAACAGAGAGATTAAAATGCCCAGTACCACTACCAGTACGAGCAAGTACAATGTCAGGGAGACTGACAATATCATTGCGAAAGCGAATGGATTTACGGTCATCTCTTGATACGATTAGATCGATTTCATCGGAATAAACAACTTCAAAATCTATATTATCGACTTGTGCTTCTTCACGAAATCTCGTCATCTCATAAGAATCGGCACCCCTACGATTACCGAGCATCCAAATTTTCATATTTTCGCCAAAATAAAAGTGGGAAATGGTGGATTTGAACCACCGACCTCACGATTATCAGTCGTGTGCTCTACCCCTAAGCTAATTTCCCAATGGGGAGGGGAAGCACTTCTCTATCCACCGAGCGTTACTTCCCCAGTGGAGAATAGCGGACTCGAACCGCTGACATCCTGCTTGCAAAGCAGGCGCTCTACCAACTGAGCTAATTCCCCTGGCGGCCCTTTTGTTAAAGGGGTAGAGCCGAACCCCTGTCGGGACTAGAGTGTGGACCCCTCTTCCCTTACGACGCTACGGACGACACCCGTAGTAGAAGTTGATCTCCTTCTATGCTATCTGCATAACGAGTATCAAAGCCCACGGTCGGACTTGAACCGACGACCTACGGTTTACAAAACCGTTGCTCTATCCAGCTGAGCTACGGAGGCGTTCTTCTTTGGACAACTTGAAGTATAAAGTATAATACCGTTTCTTCATTTCGTCAATAGTATTCATATCTTCCTCAAATCCTAAGTATTTAAGAAATGAATATGATCCTTCCAATTCACTTAGAAGTCGGCATACGTTTATGGATGATAATTCGTGACCACCAAAAATGTATTTATTCAAAACGGTAGTTCCTCATCACAGGTCACTTCTTCAAGTTCAAAGATTATAGGATGACATTGCTCAGAAATCAAATATGAACTAGATCTGAGCAAGTCTTCAATTGAAAGATAGTCTTGAGACATAGCATATTCTACCATATCTTGAGTATACTCTTCAATCTCATCAAAAGTAAATGGCAGACCATTTAAGTAATAAATCCTTGCAAGACCTACTTTGGTAAGATAACGGAACTCGGAATAGATTCTGTACATCGAATAAAACTGAATGGTCCTTTCTTTGATCCCCAGAGCAAGGTTCCGTCTTTATCCCATCCCTTGTCACTGGTTTCAAATAATTCCTCAGTAAGTTTAAATGTACCTTCTACTCGTCTACCTTTATGATCAATCCATCCTTTTTCGGTTTCACCAGTGAAACCAAATTCCGACTCTGTAAAGATTGAGTCTCCCATCCTTGTTTCACCATCATAAGTCTCTAGAAGAATCTTTCCAGATTCCGATCTAACTTTATGCTGACGATGACGATAGACTTCCTTGTTCCAGTCATACCATTGTCTAGACTTTAGAACACCATCTTCCCAATACCAATGGTAATGAACATAAGCAAAGGAAGATGGGTACATTTGTGCTTGTTTTAAATTGTGCCAGTGATGTACTAAAAGGTTGAGAAAACGTTCCTGATCCATAGATGTAATTATATATCAGAAATCCTTGGTCAGTTCTTCCAGTGTATCATTGACGTAACCCTGAACTTCTCGATCAGAAGGCAACGTGACTCCAGGAATAGGCGGGGGTGGTTGCATAGGAGCATACTGTGCTGCTTTCTGTGATTCAAGCAGTTCAAGATCTGCCTGATCAATTCCTGCAGGTTTACCAACTGGTGCCATAATCACATTACCATTCTCGCTTTGAATCAAGAATGTGTAACCACGTTCAACCAGATCCAAACAGAAGTCAAAGTTCTTTTCGACTTCCTCTACTGTAACTTTAATAAATGTATTCATAGTAAGTAACAACGTTGTTCAGCGGGAACAGATTCCTGAATAAGTTCCACAGTCTCGTGAAACCCTTCAGCACCCTCTTCATCCCATTTCCATTGAACGGTTTCAATCCGTCCCTCATTATCTTGAATTTTTACGGTACGCTTGGGGAAATCGATCCAGACGTAATCCAGGTAGGTATCCATTGGGGACAGTGGTGTGTACCCCAGAATCATAGCACAGGATCAGTTCAGCAGCAAGGGCAGACCATAGATTTGGCAAGGACCGACAGAGCATCCCATCGACATAATACCAGTACCAACTGAGTATGATGCTGCACCAGAGGTAACTTGGTTAACGATAGCACCGCCACCACCTGTTACAAACTCACCAATACCACCAGATGCACAAGTAACCAGTGTACCGTGACCACCAGTTGCACCAGTAACAATATCAACAATACCGCCAGGTTGAGCAGCGGAAACTGTCATACGAACCTGAGTAGCAGGAAGGGCAGAACCAAGACCTTCGGAGGTAAGAGTGACATCTGCACCTTTAATGATTGACAGACGACCAGAAATACCAGGAAGAGGATTCAGCATACCAATCATATTAAACACTACGTTGTTTACCAGATTGGTTTGCCAGGCACACTCATTCACAATCTCACCAGAAATTGAATTCATCAGAGACGTTGCCTTGACGGACATTGAACTTGCGTTCAGGTCAAGTGAGTTGATCGCAGAAAGAGTAACGTTTGCTGCTTGAATACCCCAGTTACCTTGATAGTTGATCTCGTGGTCTGCTGCAATTGTTTGTGCAGACTTTGCCTGCTTATCTCCAGGTTGTGTACCATCCTTACCCTGTACACCAACACCATTGGAGCAATGCTCATTTTTTGCCCCAAGAACTTCCAGGTTAAAGTCACCCATAACCTTGAGAGTATAATCACCCTCAATAGTTACGCAATGATTACCTTTAACTGTGGTGCACTTATCACCACCAACGATCTTGGTCTCATTCCCAGGTTGGTTATAATGGGTATCACCTTGTGCTGTTGAAATCTTCGTCTGCCCACCAGCATCTGTAACAATGGTCTTCTCTTTACCAGGATTATTATCCTGAATAACTGAAGCACCATTCATAAATGTGGTAACTTGCATCATACTCGGCAGCAAGTTCTGATACAGAGATGATATGTAATCACCTTGTGGAATTACATTCCCAGCATTAATCTCAATCTTCCTCTGCATAAACTCTGGCACTGTGGCACAGTCAGATGCCCCTAGAAGTGGTAACCAGAATGTTAGTTTTGGTCCTCGTATTTTCCTTCCACAATCCTTCTTCGGTAAGAGTGCCTTGAGAAGGTTGATGATCAAGGTAACAAGATTACCCCAATTAATCTTAGAGAAATCAAATTGGAAAAGGGTATCCATTGCCTTACCCATTTCCTTGAACTGCCCTGCTACATTCTTAACGACCTTGATAGCAGCAAGCAGTGTGCGACCCAGTTGCATTACCTGCTGAATACCCTTCTGCACTTTCTGGACAATAGCAGCAGTGGTTGTTTTTACCTGGGCGGGAATAGCATCATATACTTTTTGTACGATGAAACTAGACATTTGCTGAGCAAATGCTGCTGTACTATTAAATGCATCTCGTACAAGACTAATAATCCACTGTCCCTCAAAACCACAGAACAAACTGAAGATGAAATCTGCCAATTGAAGAATGGCATTGATAATCCCCAGAGGAATGATATTAGTGATGAACTTTGTGATCGCAGAAATGATCTTCTCAATCTGTTTTGCAAGAACTTCCTTCATCCAGGACATAATGCCCGAAATACCATTCGCAATGAACAGGTTGATACCTTTGATCGCATTCTTCAACAGTTTATTACTTACTTTCTTACCAGTGATCAGAGATACTAAATTTCCTGCAGGATCGGATCCAAGTCCAGCAGCAAACGTACCAACCTCAGTGAGCATTCTCTCCAGATCACGTTCAAATCCCTCTGCAGCAGGTCCCTGTGACCCGTCAGCGATGCCCTGTGCCTCTGTAGGGGGCACTTGAGGGTTTGACGCATAGTTGCCAGGAACTGCCTGTGCAGCGGCAGGTAGAGCACCCCTATCAGTCGCCTCACCGCCTGATGGGTTTGCGGGAGCAGAACCAGTCTTATTAAATGGTGCTCCTCCAGGAACTTCTTTACCTGCAGCATCTTGTGCCTGTGTAGGAAGTTTCGGTGCTTCTGCAGCATCAGCAACAGTTGTCTTAGGAACATCACTGTCGTTAGCATCACCACTGCCAGTCTTTTTGTCAGCAGCATTTCTAAATCCACGGAATGAACCAAGAACACAAGGAAGTTGTGCTTCTTCACCATCAAGGAAGAATCCAAGAACTTGTGCACCTACTTGAAGTTCGGTTGTAGTTCCAGTATTCTTAATTCCAGGTTGATCCGTAGGAAGTATGCAGATTGCCCACGGAAGAGATTCTGTCGGAAGAGATGTTGTATATGCCTCTTTACCTCCAGCACCAGTATACCAACCGATGATTCGTACTTTTACTCTACCCAGTTGCTGAGGATCTTCGATCGATTCAACTTCACCTACCCACCAAGTGAAGCCATCACGACCCATTACATCAGATCTGCCAATAGTATTGATGGTCTCGGACATTAATCACGATAAAATCTAACAAATTTATTTATATGGGAGATACTGGGATCGAACCAGTGACTTATTGCTTGTAAGGCAATCGCTCTACCGCTGAGCTAATCTCCCGAATGTAAGATGCGATGGCAATTAGAACAAAGGCATACACATTTCTCAATCTCTTCGACTATACGCTGTGTAGCATAACCGTTTCTGACTAATTCAGATACACCTTTGTCCTTGGTAGAAGGATCGCTATGGTGAAAGTCCATAGCAGCAGGATGAAAGAAACCACACTTTACACAGGGAGTCATTTTACTCAGCATATACTCCTTGTTTCGTGCTCTGCGTTTAGCAGAAGCTTCTTTATCCCTGATCTTTCTATCTGTTGCCATTGTTAACTCAGCATATACACTGAGTTATTTATAATGGAAAACCATTGAGTTGGCTGCTCAGGCTGGGATCGAACCAGCGACCAGACGATTAACAGTCGTCCGCTCTACCGCTGAGCTACTGAGCATCAAAAGTAATTGATGTTGATAACACACCGTACACTCTCATCAGTACAAGTATAACCTGTATGATTTGTTAGAGTGTCGAATATCACCAACCTGTTGGCGACAGATTCAATTTTATCACCATTTTCAAATTCTGTCCACCCATTGTTAGTATTGACGTAATACAGGGCGGTCTTACATTGAAATGTTTGATCAGTATGCATACCAGTGCAATAATGATCAGGTGTAATCGTGGTGAGGTTTGCTTTCACCCTAATCAGTGCCTTATAGTCTAGATCATTGAGTAGGGGCAAAAGCATATTGTAGTAATTTGAAATTACTGTATCCTCATAGAACCTATGAGTAAACTGAAAATCGTATTTTGTATTTTCAGTTGTCTTGTCAACAATGCCATTATTATAATACCAAGGAAACTCAGCATATAGCATTGTGTCCTTAATTATACCATAATTTACTGGATTGAGGAAATTGTCACGGATTAGCATTTGTTTCAAGACATTCCATAGTACCGTGGTAGAAGTTTGGTTTACACACAAACTTTTTGGGTTCTGCCAACTTACCAAGACTATTCATCACAATAATGAACTGCCCCACCAAAATGATCCAGGTTGCTCTTTTACGAACCCCCTCAAAGTATCTATTAGGTGTATGAGATCCACCCTGTTGCGATGATCTTCTCTTCATTTGGTGCTGGTAATCCGTGGTGTACGTGGGTCCAGTCCACTGGCCAAATCAAGGTTTTCCCTTTAACTGGAGCACACTTATAGTCCTGATGAACCCAATAAGTTTCCCCACCCACATTGACAGTATTTAGATAGGTCATCCAAGCAAGGTGACGAAATGATGTCACCTTATGAGTCCCTGTTCGTTCACAGTGTGGACGATGATATCCTCCTACTGCTTTCGGATACCATTGGATGTTGAATGGTTCTGATATTTCCATTGGAGCCATTCTAGCATATGGAAATACTTCTAGATACTCACTCAGAACTCTATTGAGTTCATCCATAAAGTTAGTTACCCGTTTATCTGATAAGAACGGTGGAATGGGCAGGTCTACAGAGTTCTTAATAGACTTGTTGACACCACTACCAAACTCACCGCTTACTTTTCTAATATAATCACAGGTCTCCCAAAAGTCAAGTAGACCGTCAATAACACTATCCGAGATCTGTCCTTCGGATATGAAATTAGTCGTCGTAGACTTTACATTCTGAGGCATCGGGGTTTTCATCACAATAAAGTTCAAGAGGAGTAGGATCGTGACTATCTTCGGGGTGATTCTCTTCGTACTTCTTGAGAGAATTTAGTTCCCCTTCAATATGTCTCCTCATTTGGGGAGAAATTGTAGCGTCATCGAGTATTTTTTTATCCTGTTCAATATGCTGTTTGATATCCATAGGAATAGGTAACAGTATTATACTATATATGGGTGCTAAGAAGCGAGCACACTATCCTTAGAGAGTGTGAGATGCGTCTCCAACTTATCTGGAGAGTATGAATGCATAAGACCAATCACCAAATATTTGCCAGAGTACATATTATCAAGTTCCAATCTTTCTGTCTGTGTACCTGCTGAAGTGGATGATGGAATGGCAATATGTATAACATCTCCTGCAGTAATTCCTGTATTACCAGCAATAGTGATTGATAGTTTATGCAGATTCAGTAATTGCCAGCGTGAAGTTGAATATGCCGATGCAGTAACTGTGTCAAAATCCATATTAGCAGCAGATCCAGCAGCATTAGCTGTAGCACTGGAATCCTTCATACCAGGAAGTGCACGAATCTTGATTCTGGTAGGTCTGGATTCGCTAAAATACTCTTTATCAACTCTCAATAATGGATTGATTGGGTTGAGTGTATTTGCAAAACTAAAGACCGTGTTGACTCCCATATTTACAGGAGGTTTGATAGATCCTGAAGAATTGTTAGCTGCACCCTGCTGATTTGTTTCACCATTCTGGGGAAGGTTACCATTCGTCAGTGCTGGCATAAGAATGCCATAGACAACATTACTATAAAGACCAGATCTCATCTTTTCCAAATGATTGGATCTATCTGGATAGTTGATATGCTCAATGTTGTATGCATTAGGGGTACTTCCACCAACGTTTGCTTGAGTATAAGTAAATTTCTTCGGATTACTAAATGATGGATTACTTGATGAGCACAGATAATCCATAGTACAGAAATTCTTCCCTCTATAGGTTTCCCAATAAAGATATCCAGGACGGTTTGTAGTGCCACCTAAGATCTTATCCTGAATATATGAGATACAATCAAATGCCCTCCAAGACGGAGACACAAAATTAAAGTTGCCCCTGGCAGGTTCCCATCGATCAATCTTAAGCGAAGAAGTTTTCAGGAACTTTGTCTGTATTTCTTTAACGATCTCATCTCCAGGTTTGTCCTTAAACCCAGCAAAAACGCGGTTGCTTTCATTATTTGTAGCATCAGGAGACACAGTGTAGAGAATGTATGTCTGTGCTCTTTCCGATTTAGTAACCTCACCAATCTTAAATACCTTCTGAATAACCTCCAATTCAGAATCTGGAGCCGAATCAGAAGTCATTCTGATCTTAATATATTCATTACCAACAATATACTTGGCAAGATCAAGTGTATCATAAACGACAAACTCCATTCTAATTGACGGAGACTCTACAGACTCATAATAATTAAATGCAGAGCACATTGTTCTCATATCATATGCATTATTTCCTGAGAATTTCAAGGTGCTAACATCCTGATTGGGAGGAACATCTTTCCCAAGCAATAGTGTGAATTCGGATAATCTATATCCTTTAGGTTGAGACGTTTGTGCCATCAGAAGAAGTTACTTAAGATTGTAGATGCTTCACCCATAAAACCAAATCTGCTCTGCAGGAACTTGTTAGCTGGATTCTGCTTTTGAGGCATTACCATAGGAGGAGTGGCAGAATCACCACCACCGCCAACTCCAGGTGCTTCGATCACATCAAGAACAATCATTTTAACTGCTCCCTCAAGATTTGCAGACTCAACTTGTGCTGTTGCTTCCTGTACTTTTTGTACCATATCTATAATTTTTTGTCCAGCAAGCAATCCAGGTGCAGCACCAGGAACAATCGCTGATGCAACAGGAGTAATTGCCTTCACAACTGGTGCCATCTTATTCATAGCACCACCGATCATATTACCAATACTCTTGACAAATCCACCGAAACTCATCTCAGGAATAGGACCACCAGCAGACTTCAGATAACCACCGCTTCGTGCCTCCTGCATTCGTTTTGCAGTAAGACCAGGATTCTTACGAGTGTCTGGAGTATCAAATGGAATAACAAATCCACCAGCAGATCTCTTAGCAACGTACTCAGTACCGTGACCGATAAAGTCAACTGTCTTACCCGTAAGTGATACAGGATACCCAGACATAGGACCAGAGATCCAACCACCCTTACTTGCAGATCTGCCCTGCCTTCTAAATGCTGCAGCAATAGCATCGGTGTACTTGGTGCCTTTGGTGCCAAATCCGTCAGAACCAACTTGCCCAGTTCTCATCCAGTTTTCTGCACCACCCATACCCTGATTATGGGCATAACCAAGAATCTGCAGTTTTCTTTCTGGAGTTGCACTCTTGTACTTAGCATTGCCCATCAAGTAGTTATGATTTGCCTTAGTGAATGCAGCAAAGAATGCTTCCTGCATCTCAGGATTCTTCCTGAACTTCTCCCTGGCAGCAGCAGTGTGTCCAGGGTTCTTTACCCCAAGTTGCTTAGCAGCATCAGTTTTAGCGTCAGCACCCAACTGATACCTACCATCATAATGTCCCCCAGAACCACCAGCTTTATCATATACACCACCAGATTCAATTGCACCAACGGTTTCTCTAAAGGTTGCCCACTGATCAGCGGAGAATCCCATCGATTGAACCATTCTGTTGGCATCGGCAGAACCAACAGGTGCTTCTGCTGCCTGAGCAGGTGGTGCAAATGTATTTCCAAGTGCATCTAGACCAGCACCTGCAGCATCTTTTGCACCTTTAACACTCGCTTTGACCCCCTTGATGAGATCTTCAGGTCCAGTACCAGTGATCCATTTAAGAATGTTGGTAACCGCCTTCAGCATCATAATCAGTGGTCCAAATACCACATTACCCATAAACTCAGCAACTTTTAGCAGTGCTGGCATATGTGGTTTAATCCAATCAACCATTTTATTGATCGCTGGACCAAGTGCTTTGAAGAAGTCCCTGATGGCATCAGTTAATGGTTTCAGGAATGAATTAATAAACTGCCCAATCTTATTGAAGATCTTCCCAATTGCATTGAAGAAGTCTCCAACAATAGGACCAAAAAACTTACCTGCTTCTTTACCAAGAAATCCGCCAAGGGCATTGCCGATCATACCACCAATGGGACCAGCAACAGCGTTGCCAATAGCACCAAGGGCAGTGCCACCAATCGTAGCACCAGCACCAGCACCTATGGCAGCAGCCTGTCTCTTTTCCTGAGGAATTGACTCATCCTTCATCACATCCTGATATGCCATCACCCCTTGGACAGCACTCTGGATTGCTCTACCAATTACATTACCACCTAGGAACTTGCCTAGGTTCATTACCCCACCACCAACAAGTCTTAAGACACTGCCAAATGCCTTTATGGTTCCCAGTGGATTTTTGAGGAAACCTAGTCCAAGAAGTGCTGCACCAGCAACACCTAGAAGTTTCGCTGCACCCTTAATTCGGGTTAACCAGTCGCTACCATCACCAAATGCCTGTTTCCAGGCACCACCTATAAAGTTTATTGTTTTGTTGAAAAACTCCCAAGCTCCCTTAAAGAACGCACCAATGCGTTCAAACATCACTTGTATTTTTTTGGTATTCTCGGGTTTGCTCAACCAGTCAAGGACACCATAAATCAACAGAGTCTTCAAAAGTCTACTCAGATATTCTAAGAATGATGGAGCAACTGATTGTATGAGTCCACCAATCTTTTCACCAATATTGCTTTTCTGGGTCTCTACTTGCTGTTCGGATTGCTGATCCTTTACAAACTGGCTCTGCCGTGCAACTTCTGCTGCTTGCGCCTGCTGTGCTTTCAGTTGATTCTGAAGCAAAACACCGATACTATTAACAGTTGCTCCCAGGGAATTAATTGCATTTAATGTCTGCGAGAAATCTGCACCAGCAACTTGCTTATCGCCAATGACAATCGTCGCACCAGTATTCTTAGGACCAGTAACAAACTTATAAAATCTTAGTTTGGGGCTAGTGATGGGTGCCATTTACTCAAACTCCTCTAATCCCTGTTGCTGCTACTGGGTCAATAACCTCTGTTCCACCACCTCTGGTATTCGATCTTCTAATAACTGGTTGCACCACAACAGGTGCTACCGCTGCTCCAGTAGGTGCAGGTCTTGTTCCTCTGGCTGTCTCTTTCAATTTTTCGGTGGTCTCTGCTGCAGTTCTTCCATTATTTATTTCAGGTGTAGCAGCAGGTGCTGGTTTCGTCTGAGGTTTTACTATATTTCTATGTTGATTGGGTCTATTAAACAGAGTTGGATAAACCTTACGGGGATCTAGATACTTACTTTTTCCACTCTTATAGACCTCAAAGTGTAAGTGGGTAGCACCAGTGCCATATCCAACTCTGCCAAGGTCGAGCAATTTACCAATTCTCTGACCAGCATAAACTTTATCTCCAGGTTTTACACTTGGTAGCATATGGAGATATCTTTGATCATAACCATCTTCACCCTTGATCATCATACCAGCAAGGTAGTTAACGCTGCTGTTAAATTTTTCCTTTAAAACTGTACCACCAATAGCAGCAACAACAGGAATCTGAGCATCTTTACCAAAAGGAGGAGTTTCCGTCAGGTCAAGACCAGCGTGACCACCATAGGATCTACTGTCACCGAATTTCTGTCCAGCACCACCAGCATATCTACCTTTAGGCAGGGGGAAAATGACTGATCCAGCAGTAGTAGGACCAAGTTGACCTGCAGTTGCTTCCTCGTAAGATTTTACAAGTGCCTTTGCAGATGCGAGTTCCTTTGTTTTGATACCAATATTTGTTTTTGCGTCAGTAACTCGCTTACTGATGTTTGATATATTTTGCTCTTCAATCTTAATCCTCTCACCAACTGTGTGGAAGGGATCTTGATGTGGTGGGAGCATAATACGGTGTTCTGGTCCCTTTTCTTTTTGGACCTTCTTAAGGTATGCCAGTTTATCCTTAGCATACTTAAGATCACTCTCATCCTTCACAAGTTCACTCTTCATATTAGCGAGTTGAGTTGCTTTTTCTCGTTCTTTCTTCTTCGCCTCTGTCAAACCAGCATTAATGCCAAGGGCAGTCTGAATACCAGCAGTGAGATCGGAACCAACATCTTGTGCCTTGTCCCCAATATTTCTCAGAACATCACCAAAATACTTCGTTGGATTGTTGACCATATCCATAAATCTGGCGGTCCAATCCTGCACCTTCTTAAATAGACTAGGAATGATTGGTGAGTTAAGGAACTCAAACATCTTCTGCAGAGCAGTATCTGCCAGAGGTTTGAGGAAGTCGCCAATTATGCCAAATACCTTTTGTATTTCCCGAAACAGTTCAATGAATGGTTCAACAACTGGTTTCAGGAATGCATTGAACAAAGGCAGTGCAAGTTCGGTGAAATATCTCTTCAGTGGTTCAATAATAGGAGTAATCGCATCTCCCATAAAGGCACCAATCTTTTCACCAATAAATGATCCAACCAATTGCCCCACAATAGGACCAAAAGGACCAAGAATCGGTGTCAGCAGTGCTGACATTGCAAGACCACCAAGAGTAGCACCAACGCCAGCACCTACAGCAACCTGAACTGAAGATCCAGATGCCATATGTCCTGCTGCTGCTCCAACTCCAGCAAGTGCAGATAAACCACCACCCTTAAGGAACCTACCAGCACCACGCATAGCAGATCCGCCAAATGCCTTGAGTTTTCGCATCTGACGAATCCGAGCAATGTTCTTTGCTCTCTGTCTTACAATATCCGCTCTCGTTTTTGCAACCGCAGATCCCTTCGCACCTTTCTTAATTGAACCACTGACAAAGTTACCTAATTTTTGAACATCACCAATCAATTTCCACGGTTTCAGTATCCTATCTGCAAGCATCAATGCACCGATACCAGCAACCAATTTGAGTGCACCAATAACGGGATTCTTTTCCCCAAAGGCACTCATTATAAGATCAACCGCAGCAAAAGTAACCTTCGCTAGGGTTTTAAACCAAACCTCCACAACCCTGAAAAAAACCTTGATGGTTTGTGTGTTCTCAGGTTTACTTAACCAATCGAGTACGAACCAAGTTAGTGCAGTCTTTGCCAACCAAACAAATGGTTGCAACAGTCTGTCCAACCATCCCATCTTGGGTTTTTCAATCTTACTTTCGTCTATACCTTTCTCAACGTCCTTACCATCAGCACCCAGTTCAATATCTTTCTCTGCTTTCTTGTCTCGTTCCAACTGCGCTGCTTGCATTGCCTGAAAGTCAGGCATCACTTGAGTCGCTGTAATACTTGTTATCAGTTTACCAATATCTTCTACGATAAACCCCATCCTGTTGATGGCAGTTGTCATCGACTTTATAGGGTCAGCACCAATCCCTCCTGTCGATGCTTTATCTTGAATCGCCAGGAAGGATCTAATTTTTACCTGTTTAGGTGGTGCCTGTGTATCTGCCATTAAAGTGACGACCTTTGTTGTTGCTTTTGTCGAGCTTCTTCTTCTCTAAGATATCGAATCAGCATATTCACATACACATCCCTTTCCCACGGCATCATATTTTCTAGTTCTGTGAGACTGTACTTGTGATACTGCATCATTGCAAAGTTCACTTCATAGATATTCATCAACGAATTGTGGGCAAGGGCTATGCGAAAAAAGCAGCCATACCCTCAAGGACAACCTCACTCTTCACTTCAGTCTTGGGATTGTATACCTCAATAGTGTGGGAAAGTTTAGGCATAGTCTCAAAGAACTGCTGAACCTTTCTGAACTGTCCAGAGTTCATACCTTCAAAGAATTCAAGGAGTTCCGACTTCTTGTAGTTCTTTGCTTCTTCAATGTCTTCACCTGTTGCAATAGATTCAATACAATCTGCAGCAAGAGTAAAGATGTCGTCCAGTCCAGGATTATCGGAAAGGTTGTTCTTCACAAATGTATCGATTGAAGGATATTTCATAGTCAGAGTCACATCATCGGTAATTCTAATTACCTTAGAATGATTATCTGGCACCGAGATTTGAACTTCTTCAAGGTTAAGTTCAACATCAATTGCAGTCTCATTATCATCTGGTGCAGTGATTCTAAACTCACTGATCTCACCCACGGACTTTGCACGAATACGAAGGAAGAGATACTCGATTTCAAAGGTTGCCAGTGTGTCAACTTTCTTGACACTGGTGCAATTTTTGATGATCTCTTTAACCGCTTTGATCATCTCCTTCTGATCGCCAGATTCCATTGCAATATAAAGCAACTTCTCTTCACGAACCAGGAAGGGTCTATATTTTACGATCTGTCCGCTGGGAAGGTTGCACTCATATTCTGGCACAACCAGTGTAGGCAATGGCATAGTTTAAAAAACCAATTCAGTGTAAGTATTTAGACACCAATCAGATACCATCCCACCTTGCCAGTGGTCCAACGTTTCTTCCGACGTATGGTAATCCAGCTTCAACCATACGACTTACACCACTAGCAGCATCAATAACTGCTGCAGATCCAGCTCTGCCATCATTAGAACTTGGAGACGATGCAACTGGTCCAGGACTTGCCGATTGTGTTACCCTTGGTGCTCCACCAGAAGTAAGTTCCGTTACAACTTCATTAGTCCAATCACCATTGTACTTAACGGTGGTTCCCATACGAATTCTTTCAATGTAGAACTGAACATCCAGTTTCATCAGTTGAGTCTGATCATTACTGAATGTCAAGGTACTAACATTATATGGGAAGCAACCCACTGCTCTCCATTGAGCAGTAATTTTATTCAGTCTAACCTTTCCTTCTCTAGTTTTTACTACAGTGTTACCGCCAGGTTCCCACTTGGTAATGATAATATCTGAGACGTAGTTATCGTAAAACTGTGTTCTATTCTCACTATCTCTAGATACCCCATTGATCCAACGATCAAACAAGTATCTATGGAACATATTCTTTGTTACGATGAACTGAATGTTCAGATCTTGTGGTGTCTGCTGTGTACCATATCTCCTCATCGTACCAAAGTTAGTAACCTCACCAGTCATCAGGTTTCGTGATGGGATGGTTACCTGATCAGCAAAATAATCAATTGCTTCATAGTATTGTTGGTATCCACCAAAATCCATCATTGAATCGCGCAAAAATGGCGGCAACTCAATGGTGACAGTGAACATATTAGAACGTGCTGGTTCTAATGCTCCTGTCGCTACAAGTTCTTTAAATCTGGTGAATGAAACTGACATCAGTAAACGATTCTCGATGGTACTTCTATGTGTCTACCATTTACAGTCGTCACAAATTGCTCACAGGGTATTAAACCTACATCATTCCACTCAGAATTTGGGACTACAAATGTTGGAGATAATATATTTGATCGTAAATATTTATGGAGAGTTTGAGGAGGAACGTTAATGTTCCCACCGAACAACTGTTCGCCTAGTGCAGCACGGGATCCAGGTTCCAGATAATGTAAATTGGAACCCCAAAAATGAGTCCCATCCTCACCTAAGATATAGACCAGAGGATACTTGTCCCAATACTGCATCTTCTCACCAAAGGATGCCTTGTATCTAAAGAACACCATCGTTCCAATCTGAGGTACACCTGCTTCCAAGGCATAGGTTAACTGACTACGCCACCAACTTTTCTTCTGGGACCTAGTACCCGCAAGAGATTTTATGTCTTCAAACAAACTCATACCTTGAGTTCCTTCTCTGTAAGAACGATGAACTTCATTCTTCTGTCATCACAATATTCCTTTGCAGACTTCCACTTCGCTTGATTTACCGCATAGGTAGAGACTTCTGTGAGATAACGTTTAGTAATCTTTTTCTGTCTTTTGGGTTCTGCACATTGCTTACTTGGTTTAACCTCAACAATATACTTCGCGTTCCCCCCTTCGCGGGTTCTAACCCTAACATAAAAATCAGGGAAATACCGATGAATTTTATTATCGACTGGACTGATATAAGGGATGACAATTTCTTCACTACCCCACTCCAAAACATTTTGATTTAGATCACACCACACCATAAATTTTCTTTCCCACAAACTACGATAAATAATGTTTGTAGGATCCCCTTTGTATTTACCTGGGTTGCTGGGTTTGAATCGTCCCGAATAACTTTTCTGTGTCATATGGCAACTCTAGTTTTCCCAAGATCATTACCAATCGCTGTTCCTGGTGGTTCAGGTAATAGTGAATCCATATCAAGTTCCGATACATATCAAACAACAGTTGTAGATTACCTACAATTAAAAATATACGATAGCTCTCAAGGCAATCAGTATACAAATCTTGGATCCAGCGGTACTGGATCCCTGTTACAAACTATTTATTTATATCTTCCTCAAGGATTGAAGGAAGAGTATGGTGCTGAGTATGCACGAGCAACTCTTGGTGCTGCTGGATTAGGTGCAGTCCAAGGATTCAATCAGGTATCTAGTGGAGCCAATATCAATAGATTAGTGTCCACCTTACAGCAAACCGCTGGTGCCGCAAAACCAGAATTTATTATGAATGCTGTTGGAGCTGCTATCGGTACTGTAAACAGTGCTCTTGGTATTGCAGCAGATAACTTAGATGCCAACACAATCGCTGCCCTAACAACCAATAAGATCTTCAACCCATATACAGAGACAACATTTAGAGGAGCAGCATTTAGATCACACCAATTTAATTTCAAGTGTGCTCCAAGAAATGTCAAAGAATCAAACGAACTTTTTAATATCATTAATGCACTAAGAACTGCAATGCTTCCAGGAACAGCTGGTGACAAAGATCCTAGCGTTGCTGGAATTGGTTCCGATGCATCATTTAAAGTAACACTTGGAGAATCCACAGAACCGCCAATTGATACTTCAGCATTTGGTGGTGGTTACATAACGTCAGATAGATGGTTATCTGTTCCAAGTTATTTCCGAGCATCTATTGTCCGTGTAGAGGGTAAGGTAAACGAGACTGGTGACATCGAATTAACTACTGCTCAACCACAGGGGTTGAGAAGAATTATGCAGTTCCCTGTGAATATGGTTCTTACGAATATGTCTATCGATCTCACACCAGATGGTCCATATAACTCACTGAAAGATGCTCAAGATAGTGTCAAGGATTATGGTCCAGCATCTATGAATATCAGTCTTTCATTTGATGA